TGGGCATACATCGCGGTAGATACATCAGGCCCGTACCTGCGCGGAGAGCCTGACTACTGTTACTACTTGCGCACGTTAGGAAAGCCCATTGAAGACTTCGGAGCGTGAGCACCTCAGCCGGGTGGCAGCACTCGGTTGTATGGTTTGTAGAAGGCTCTACGGTCCCCATGATCCCGGTCCCGTTGAAATCCATCATAAACGGGCCGGGACCGGGGCTGGGAGGCGTGCCAGTCACTTCGACGCCTTCGGTCTGTGCGTCAGTCATCACAGAGGGAATCTAGGCGTGCACGGGTTAGGAACGAAGGGTTTCGTTAAGCATTACGGGTTCGATGAGGCCGATCTTCTGCAGGACGTGCGCGATTTGCTAGGGTAGGGAACTCGTGACCTCATCTAGGGTTTCCCCTAGTAAATATTTTTGCTCAAACCTCACACAAAAGATTTTAGGTGTGAGAGTATTTGTCTACGGTCACTACGAACCGCAACAAGTGAAAGGAAGCGAATCATGAACAACGATCTTCAACTGAACAACATCGACACCCTCGGCGCACTGCTCGCACAGATCGCTGACTTGACCAAGCAAGCTGACGCGATCAAGGACTCCATCAAAGAGTCCGCAAGCGCAGGTGGCGACAAGGTAATTGAAGGTGCTTTGTTCAAGGCCACTTACGTTGAAGCAAACCGCGAGACGTTTGACAAGGCCAAGTTTGTCAAGACCTTCGGTGAGGACGTGTACAAGCAGTTCACTAAGGTCTCAGCAGTGTTCAGCGTCAAGGTCACCAGCAAGTAAACACAACGCCCCAGACCGGGGCAACAAGGAGTGAATCGTGGAAAAGAAAGTGAACGTTAAAAAAGACAAAGTGCTTGAGGTTATTAAAGATAATTTAATGATGCTTACAATGTGCCGGGCCGAACGAGAAGAAGATGGGTCTCGTGTTTATGATGAAGAAATGATTGAGTTTGCTATTGATGCACTCAATAGTGTTTACGAAGAAATAGAAGAATTGTAAAAGTTTCAAACGCCCCTGAAAGGGGGTATTTCAACGCCCATCCGGGCATCACAGAGGAGGCCATCATGGCTAGCTACGAAGAACTGAAAGCACAAGCAGACGCGCTCATGAAGCAAGCAGAAGAAGCTCGCAAGCAGGAGAACCGCGAGACTATCGCTGACATCAAGGCGATCATCCGCGAGAAGGGGATCACCGCGGAACAGTTAGGATTCGCACCGGCGGGAAAAGGCAGCCGCAAGTCAGCTCCAGCAAAGTACCGCGATCCGGTATCGGGAGCTACTTGGGCAGGCCGCGGCAGAACCCCGAAGTGGATAAACGGCAGCCGCGAGGAGTACGCACTATGAAGAGCGAATACCACGCAGGCATGGACGCCGGTGAAGCTCTGATCATCTGCGAGGTAGAGCGTCTAGCGATGGCGGCTGAGACGGTACATGAGAAAAACATCCTGTACAGCTTGCTCAACCATCTGACGCTTGCGTTTCCAGAAGAGGAAGAAGCCTAAAATATTTTTACAGAAAGGGGTTGTGAGCCCCTTTTTTGTGTATACTGACTTCACTGCACTAACGCAGCAACCAGCGACAAGGAAGTGAATCATGAAGAACTTTGAAAAAGCACAATACGTTTACGACAACATGGCCGAGCCAGAGTTTGACGAGGATTACGAGATGGCGATGGACGACAACGAGTTCAACCGCACCCGTTTAGTTGAGCAGTTCGTAACCTACGCAAACGCTCAAGAGCTTGAGAAGTTTGGCTTCCACAAGTCAACCGAGTGGGTTGCCAAGCTGATCGACGAGCCAGAGCACTCATGGGCCGTTGAGTTCGTTGCTGACGAGCTTGGCTGGCTGTAATGAAGAAGAGAAACCCGGTAGTCCGGGATTTGATTGCAAGGCCCCCTCGCGGGGCCGGTAAGCACAAGGATAAACGCAAGGAGAAACTAGATGCGGATCGAATTGACTATCCGTCGATTTACGGTTCTCGTGATTCCAGAGGAGTGGTGCTGGGCTGAGTACGCTAACGGACAGTACGGATTGGCCATCACTTACTGGCAACGGGCTAAATGGCAGTGGGGCGTGCGCTGCAGCCTTCTCTGGGGCCGCAAGCGACCGTTCGTAAGGGTCACAACCTACTCGTGTCCCACCGCAGGCACGGCCGGCACTGTCAGCCCTTTGAAGTGTGTTCTTCCTCATACAAACGCTCACCTATATCGATGGCGTAGAGATTAGGAACCATCATGGAACCAACAAGGATCCAACATGGTTCCTTCATGGTTCTGGCATCAATACGAAATGTCCTGTAAAATCAACACTCCAACGCAATGAGATTGGAATATGTCGGACGCACCGAAGAAAATTCGCAAGAAGGCAATCACGCCTGACCAAGCCGCAAAGATCGAGGGCGCATTTGAGGCCGCAATGGCTATCAAACGCCAGCAGGAGATGATCACCGCGATGGGCGGCACTCCAGCACCAACCGCGCCAGTAAAGTTCACTGGAAGGCCATCTAAGTACAGCGCAGCTATAGCTCAGGAGATCTGCGAAGGATTGGCAGAGGGAACTCCATTGAGGGAGATATGCCGCCGGGATCATATGCCTGAGTGGCGTACTGTTTATGATTGGATGGCTCGGGATGACGCTCTATCCACAGCAATCGCGCACGCACGCGACATTGGCTACGATAAAATGGCCGAGGAATGCCTGCAGATCGCTGATACGCCCGTAGAAGGGCGCAAGATCGTTGAGACTGAGGACGGGAAGGTCATGTATACCCGCGAGGATATGCTAGGCCACAGGAAGCTCCAGATCGAGACCCGGCTGAAATTGTTGGCCAAGTTCAATCCCAAGAAGTATGGGGACCGAGCGATCCTTGCTGGTGACGCTGACAACCCCCTGCAGATCAACATTCAGGCGACTGAGATGTTCGACAGCATCCTTAAGAACGCTGAGATGACGAGGCAGATTGATGTGGAGTGAGGCGCAGGCTGAAGCCGCTAAATATAAGTGGGGTATTGCCGGAATCTGCATCCTGAAATCCGAGTGCGTTTCTTGGGACGAACTTGATTTTGGCTATCGAGTGGTGATCAGGGCTCCGATCCGGAGCTTCTGTGAGCCAGAGATTGTGGCAAAGGTTCAGGATCGGCTGTCTGCGTTCGTTCAGAAGCCGGTCTCTGTTGGCGTTATTGTGGAGTGCGCTCCCATTTCTGCCCCATGATTGATGGGCAAAGTGGGAAATTGTATCGATTGCTCGCCGGCCGGTATCAGTGAAAGTGGGAAATGCCCCTAAAAGTGGGGGGAAATTGCCCCCGGACGTGGTCGAGATCCTCAAGGATCCGGAAACCAAGCGTAAATTCCTAACGCTCAAGCCTGAGCAGCAGGTTGCTTGGGCATGGCGCATGGGGTGGCTTCAGAAGGCGCACAAGCACCAGATCCTGCCTCCCGGTGACTGGTGGTCAGTCTGGCTCCTGCTGGCCGGCAGGGGGGCGGGGAAGACCCGTACAGCCGCGGAGCAGGTGGCGTGGTGGGCATGGACACAGCCCGGCACCCGCTGGCTTGTAGCGGCCCCTACGAGCAGTGACGTGCGCTCGACTTGCTTTGAGGGTGACTCGGGGCTTATCTCGGTTATCCCGCAGGCTCTGATCGCGGACTACAACAAGGCGCTGCACGAGATCAAGCTCACTAACGGTTCGCTGATCAAAGGGATCCCCGCGAGTGAGCCCGAGCGCTTCCGCGGTCCGCAGTTCCACGGCGCGTGGTGCGACGAGCTAGCGGCTTGGGATTACCTGCAGGAGGCATGGGATCAGATCCAGTTCGGTGTGCGCTTAGGGGCGCGTACATACATTGTATGCACAACTACCCCGCGGCCGAAGGACCTGATCATTGACCTGATCGGCCGGGACGGTGACGACGTAGCGGTGACTACGGCATCGACGTATACCAACCTCGATAACTTGTCTGCGAACTTCCGAAAACAGATCTTGCAGTACGAGGGGACGACGTTAGGCCGGCAGGAAATCTACGCCGAGATCATTGATCCCGAAGAGTCTGGGATTGTTAAGCGCGATATGTTCCGGCTTTGGCCTGACGGTAAGCCCTTCCCTAAGTTTGAGTACATCATTCAGTCTTACGACGTGGCAACGTCAGAGAAGGTGCAGAACGATCCGACAGCCTGCATTACGTTCGGGGTGTTTAAGCCGTTAGATGGCCCGATGGCCGTGATGGTGATTGACTGCTGGCAGGAGCGTCTGCAATACCCTGACCTACGACCTAAGGTGATCGAGGAGTATGGTGCGGTCTACGGCGAGGGCAAGGAGAAGAAGCGAGTTGACCTGCTGTTGATCGAAGACAAGTCCGCTGGGATCTCGCTAATACAGGATCTGCAACGGGCGCACTTGCCTATCCGGGCGTACAACCCCGGTAGGGCCGACAAGATGCAGCGGCTGAACATCGTCAGTAATATCATCGCCAGAGGTCGGGTGTGGATCCCTGAGAGCAGCACGAGGAAGGGGTTCGTTAGGGACTGGGCTGAGGGCTTTGTGTCGCAGATCTGTTCGTTCCCTGAGTCAACCCATGATGATTTCGTCGACGCCTGTACGCAGGCCCTGAGGTTCTTGCGGGACAGTAGCTGGCTGGAAATTGATCCACCGCCGGATGATGACTGGGACGAGGATGATTACGCTGACACTGGCAGATCACGCAGGGTATTGAACCCGTATGCGCAATAAGGCTGTCATGAGGATGAGGGAGTACGCAAGTAAAATGCTTGTGGGCGATGTGCCCTACTCGAAGGAGATGATCATGGTGGGTGGATTCTTTGATGGCGACGAGAAGTCAATTGCTATCGTAGCCGAGCGGATTGAGTTTGAGGCCGAGCACAATGTTTCGGACTATTCAGAGCAGACGATTGAGAACTTGAACTTGACGGTTGCGTTGCTGAAGTGCGCAGGCGACATGGTCAAGCGCATTGACTACCTCCTGAATGGAGACGAGGACGAGGACACGTTTCTCGCGCTTTGGGCTGATCGTTTTGGCGTTGACGAGTCCGAAGTTGATGAGGATGCTGAGGACGAAGAGGACGAAGAGGACGAAGAGGACGAAGAGACTGACGAGCAGACTGACGCTTAAATAGCGCTCACGTCGATTAGGTTACCCCGGAAGTCCAGCATCCCTTCGGAGTGCTTCCGGGCAATCTCAGGCCACAGCAGTTGGCTATCGCGGATCGTTAGTATTGCAAACCCAGAGCGCCAGTTGGCCGGGTTGTCTTCCATATAATCAGAGAACTGTGGGCCATCAGTGTCCGCTAGCGTTCCTGTATCTACACCCCAGCGAGTGCCGTTGTAGTCGTCAAACGGCGTTACTTTGAGGCTGTGAAGGTGCCCGGTGACCATTGATTTTCCGGCTGTAACGGTGTTGTTGTGGGTTGCGTGCACGCCGTTTTTGTAGCGGTGCTTAACGACTAGATCAGGGGTAGGCCAGCACGTCCAGCAGGGGTGCCACTTAGGGAAGTGCTCTTTGAGTGTGAAGCCTTGGGTACCCTCAAACTCAGGCACATAAGCGCTCAGGCGCGACTCAAACCTCGCGTCATGGTTACCGAGCGGCCAGATCAATTGCGTGTGATGGCGAGCCTTGTGGCAGGCTTCTTCAATCTCAGTCATAGCTTCTTTGCAGGCGTCTAGTTCCTGCTTAACGGTTGGCCTCTGGCTCCATGCCGACCTCGGATGGCGGCTGATCGAGGCCCCGTCAAATATGTCGCCGTTAGCAACGACCATTAACGGTTTGAGTTCCTTTATAGCCCACAGGAGGCCTTTGAAGGCAGTTGTACGGATGCCGGGCCAGAAGTGTGCATCTGAGAATACGATGACCGTGCCGTCCGTTACACCGCCCTGATGACGGTACTTGACGAGGTTCCACTGTGGCTGGTGGCAAGTTGGATTTGGGTTGTCTGAGGCAAGTATGATTCCGTACTTGATCTCAAGCCTGCGGCGTCTAGCGTGGATGTTACGGACCATCCTGCCGGTCTCGTCTGCCATTTTCTGGGGGCTACGAAGCCGGTTCCAGAGTTCAATAAACTCATCATCGGTCAGTGTCATAGCGTGCCCAGTAGTAGTGCAGACCGCTTGATACCAGAGGCTAATATTGTTGTCTAGCGCAACATGAAGACACAAGGGTGTTGACAAGATGCACTTAGATGGACTATCTTTTCGTCTGCAAGGAGTGGAATCCTGCAAGAGAGCCGTTAAGCCTGATCCCGACCCCGTATGGGGTGCCCCGAGACCACAAGTTTTGGGTGATTCCACCGGGGTCAGACTTAACGGCTTTTTTGCGTTCTACGTCTTGCCCTTGCCATGCGGTACGTCGGTGGTGGCATTGAATAACCCCGTTACACGAGCGAGCCAGAGCGGGGGCGGTGGGCGAATCCAAGAGCCGGGTGGTTGAAAGAAGTCTGGGATGCTGTGCGATGGATGGCTCCATACGGCAGGAAAGCGGGTCTGTGCTTCACGGTATGGGCTTGCTATGCTCAGAATTCACCACCGGCAGTTTTTTGAGGGGTTAATTTGAACATCGTAGTCTCTGCAGCGTTCGGGTATCAATCGGTTGTGTTGTACCCGTTCATTCGGTCTTTGAGGAAGGTGTATCAGGATCGTGTAGCGTTCTTGATTAGGCCGAATCAGGTTGGGGAGATGGGTGGATTTGCGAGGGACTACGGGGTTGAGCTTGTGGTTTCTGAGCACTCGTGGCACGCCGCGCCGGAGATCAATCGGTACTTTGCGGCGTTAGATTTCCTGCGGAAGAACC